GGTTTTCAATCCCGCTTTCTATAACTTTCCTTGGCTTTCGAGGAGAGCTAAACGGAATATTATCCGAACTCATGTTGCGCATATGGACCATTTCCCCCGCACCTTCAGCGCCCGCTACCCTGTTTAGCCCCTGCCACGCATTAACGCTAAAGGGTATCTTTTGTACGCTCGGTAACCTCTGCGGCACATAATCTATTGCCATTTATATCACCCTTCCAGTTCTTCAAGTTTCCAGTCATTAGTTTCCAGTTGCCGGTAGCTTTTAAGCTAAAAATCAAACTTATATCTGTTAAAATAAACTTATACACGGTATGTGCGATTTATATTTGTTGCATATACAACTAAAACTCTCCAAACGCACATCAGCATAGGAGCGGTTATCGGTCGCTTTGTGACCGATGCGACTTGTATTACTCCCCCAAGCATGGGGGGTGGGGGGTTGAAGGGGTTTTGGACACTTTTCCCCCATGAAAAGTGGCACGGGGGGTTTGCAACAAGTTTTGTAAAGTGTAAACCTTTGAGTTTGGGGGCAGGTATCGCCCCCAAATAGTTGCAAGGGGTTTAAAGCCGCGCCCCCAAATAGTTGCCAGTCACCAGTTACCAGTTGCCAGTATTTAAAACCTTCTACTCATAACTCCACCGCCTATACACATTCTTTATCCGCTTTTGAATAGCTTTCGGCTCATTTTTAAATATGCTCATGTATTTATTCCATGTGTCAAGCATAATTTGCGCCAACGCCACATCATCATCCTTCGCAAGCTCGTATGCCATATAATACGGTATTGCGTTATGCGTTTCGGCATCAACTTCAAATTCGTATTCGTCAGCCGTTTCCCCATCAATCGTTTTAGGCATGGCGTAATAATATACATCTATCGTTCCAACGCTGTCGGTAACAAAGTTATTGTCGTATATAAAGTAGTTTACTTGCCTGTCCGTTCCTCTAATTTGTGTATATGCAAACCGATAAAAGTCGGGGATTGAAACTTCAATCTCGATATTATCGGGCTTTTCAACCGTTAAGGTGCGTTCTATCATCTTGCCGTGCATCGCTATCATTTTTTGTGCGGTATCCGCAAAAAACGGAAATAAATCGCTTTCAAATTCGCTCCGTTCGCTGTCAATCAGCTTTAAAGCTGTATCAACCGCCTGTTTATATGTCAATCAAATCACCTGCCTTGTTAAAATAAAAGGCGGGTTTCCCCGCCCCTTTATTTACGGTAACACTACCACCGCAAGCTTTAATTCCGCGTGAGCAGGAATAACCTTAATTTTGCCCTTATCATCGCCGCTTACATTCATGAAAGCGCCGCTTTCAACCGATATGGCGGCTATATTCCCCGCTGCCACATTACCGCTTGCAAGGTCAGAAACCCCCTGCAAGCCATTGCCCGCCTTTATGGTTGCCGTCCTTGAGGTCGACCCTGCATTGGTGTTTTGAAGCAAAAATACTGCCTTTTGGTCTGCAAATCCCGACAAATCAACGGTAAACCCGTCTGCCGCCGTGGTTGCCGCTGTAAAGGTTACTGCATTAAGTGTAAAAGCATTAAATTTCCCTAATGCAATAGGTGTTACTGCTGTTACTGCCATATTAAATCATTCCTTTCCTACGATTTTTTTACAATCATTTCATACATTTCTTTAGGTCGCACTACCTTTGCGCCATAAGTATGCAAACCCTTAACGGCATCGCTAAACAATGTTTCCGGTCTAAACGCCTCCACCTTGTCTATACCGTCAGCATACGCAACCGCCTCTTTAGTGCGGATAACGGCGTGCCAATTAGCGCCTGCGCTGCTTGTCTTTAGGTTATTAGTAGCACGCACATAACAGCCGTCATACATACCCAAGATGCCTTTCTTAATCAAAGCGCTGTTGCTTGTGTCAAGTTCGATTACATCCTGCTTTAAGTAGTTATACACAAACCACGGCAGTTCAAGCACAATTTGGCTTGAATGGTCGGCGTTATTTTCACGCAAATACAATATACCTAAATGAATAGCGCTCCTTGCAGTTGCCGCCGATGTAACAGCCGCAGCGGATGAATTTGTGCCGCCCGCGTCACTAACCAAACCATAAATGTACTTATCAGCCTTTTCCGCCATCGCGTCCGTCGCTTCGCTCATCAACGCTTCCATCAGCCCCGGCTGCGCCTGCGCCCTGTCAACATCATCTACCATGAAGTTAAAGTAATCCGCTTGGTTTATTGCCAAATAAACCGAGCTATCCTCTAATGTTTCGGGCGTGCCTATGCTCGAACCGTTATAAGAGCCTATCGTGGGCTTGCCCACCCCCAATATCTTAACCCGCTCATTATGCTTTGCATCGCCTTCAAACTTCTTGTTGCACCAATCAGCCGCAATAGCCTTTTGTGTCAGCTCATGCTGTATATATTTACTCCATACCGTTGCTTTAAAATTCCCATATGCCATATTAAATCATTCCTTTCCTTAAGTTATCAGATATCAGTTCCTCGAGTTATCAGTTATTAGTTTTCAGCAGTCCTAAGCCAAAGCTTAAATTTATTGCTGTTAAAATAAATTTGTACATAACATGTGCGGTTTTAATTTGTTGCATATACAACTAAAGCTATCCAAACGCCCACCAATGTGGGAGCGGTTATCGGTCGCTTTGTGACCGATGCGACACACGAGTTGCCAGTTGCCAGTTGCCAGTTACCAGTATTAAAGCCCCTAAAGTTAACCTTGTTTTCCCTAAGTTACACCCCGCTCAGCCTTCTACTCCAAACTCCCAACTGCAAACTTCTAACTCCAAGGGTTTTGGCTACTTTTCCCCCGCGAAAAGTGGCACGGGGGGCTTGTAGTAAGTTTTTCAAGGAATAAACCTTTGCTTTGGGGGAAGGTATCGCCCCCAAAGGGTTACCAATCCCTTCGAGTTCCCCTTTACAATAGTTCCTAATTCCTCATTCCTCCCTACTAATTATCATTTCCACTTTGTCATACTCTCCCGCACCTTTTGCCATATCTTTGGGTTAGAAAGCTGTGCATCCGTCAGCTTGTCAACATCACTCGGCGAGTAGTATTCCTTTATCGCCGTTCCCCCAATGTCCTTTGCGCTTCCGGGCGACTTAGGCTCTTTAACCCCGCCCGAAAATTTTAAAAACTTCTGTACCGTGCTTTTTAGCGGTGCGTTTATGCCGTCCGCAAACTCTTTAAAATCAGAGTTTTGCAACAATTCAGTAAAATTGCTACCGCCTGTTTCCTTGTACCATTTTTCGGCATCGGAATAGTCCTGTCTAAACTTAATTGAGCCATACCGCCCTTCCAACACTTCAAGCTTAACATTATCCCCCGCCTTGCGTTTGTGTGCAGGGATTGCAAGTATCCGCTCCACCTCATCCACAACATCATCATCGTTAGCCCTGCGGGAAAAGCGTTCAGCCGCAACAAAAGCTTTTGTTTCACTATCCGGTTCTTTCGGCGCACCGTCAGCCGCTCCGGCATCTATACCGTAAAAATCTTTTAAATACTTTGCCTGCTCGGTAGGCGTACCCGATACTCCCGCCTTTGCCAATATAGACGATATTTCCGTCAATGTTTCCTTATCCGCCTTAACATCATCATAATCGGCGTATTTTTTACGCTCCCTTGCTAATCTGTCTTTCACAATTTCGTCAACCTCTGTTTGAGTAAGCGTCTTTCCCCCGGGTTGTCCGCTATCATCCGGCTGCATGCCGTCATCCGTCACATCAATGTTGTCAACACCGTTGTCAATCCCTAAATCGTCAAGGTTTACATCTTTGTATTCACCCATTTTATAATACCCCCATTTAAAGCCTGTCGGCTGTATATTCCGCCCTTTAGGCGTATTAATACTAAACACTAATTAAAACCATTATATCTTTACGGTCTTTTCCCGCTGAGGTTGCGTCAAAGAACCAACGGCAATAAACCAATTATTTCCGAGAACCTTTTCCTTGCCTAAACAGAAAAATCCTCGTAAATCTTATATCGCTTTTAACCGGTGTTTAGTATCTAAAGCCTCTCGGCCATGATTTGTTCCAATATTGCAGGGTCCTGTATCGCCTGTTGCCGCACTTCTTCCGGCAAACTATCAAGCAGCGCGTCTATTTCGCCCATATCCGGCATAACTTGCCCCTGCCCCTGCTGTGCCGCGCCCATCAACTCTTTCAGCTTCGCCTTTGGCAGTCCGCTGCCTTCCGGCATTAACTCAACATACCACTCAAATGGGATATACTGATTAGCAAGCAAGTTATCAAGCGTTTTAATTAGTGTCAGCTCCGTCCACCTTGTGGCGGGTCCTACATCAATCCTTGTTTCCAGCATCATTTCCTCAAACGCCCCCGGCGGTATAAACTCCCCTGCAAGTCCGCCCTCATCATCGTCATATACTACGCTCATGCCCTCCTGCCCGTGTATCCGCCACATATCAGCCCAAACAAGCGCTACATCCTCAATAAAATTAAAAAACCGTCTGCGGATGCTTTCCAATGGTATTGCCGACTGCTCTATAATCGCCATAATCGCCCTGCCGCTTGCCTGTTCGGGGTTGATGTTCCCCAAAGCCCCATCGTTCGCGCCCATCAAGTCTTTTGTCAGCGTTATGGTTGTATCAAACATTTTAAACGCGTCAGCAGATATTTGCGGCGGCAGTATGTAATCTATCATGCTTTTAACGTTTTCCGCGCCGCTCACCCCTATTGCAACGCCAATCGCATTGTCGGGGTTATCAATAAGCGCCGAATTATACACCATTTTTGGAAACGCCGTATGCATGGTAGAAAACTGAATAAGCGCCGCTATCGTATTGATATATTTTTGGTTCGGTATAAGCCCCGTAACATCCGATACGCCATGAAATGAATTTTTAACGCTTTCCCAATTGAAAAACGCTATCGGATACCTTGCAAGCATTGTATCCTCATTGTCCACTAAAACCACGCTTTTTGTAGACTTTCGAAAATGCACCGTGCCCTTTTCCTTCCAGTATTTCAAAAGCACAATACACATTCCTTCATCCTGCAATTCTACCCATTCCCCCGCCTGTTCCTGCGTATCTGTATCAGCGGTTATCATGTCAACATCTTTAACACCGTAACGCTCCGCCTCTTTGCGCACCTGCGACACATTTTGGCGATACGAAATTATAATATACTCCTGCTCCTCGATATTGGCATAGTTTTGGTTCGCAACATACAAATTGGTATTGTCTATCAGTTCCGCATTGATATCATCATCCCAATAAAAATGACACACGCCATCCCCCTGTATTGCAGCGTCCTTTAAAACATTTTCGTTTAAAAAATCCATCTTCAGCCGTTCCCACAGCGTAGCCGCATACTTAGTCAACCCTTCCGCAAAATGCTCTAACTCCGCATAGTGCGATGATGAAGCATTGCCGCATGAATACACAATCCGAACATCGTTTTGCATAATGGTCGATATCTTATACCGTATCACAGGCTTTATAATATTAAACACCGGTGTGGGCAAGCCCTCGCTTTCAACCCCCTGCCATTGGTCGCCTTGAAAAAACTTGTTATTGTCCTGCGCCGTCTGATACAGTCCTATCCTGTTTTTATAGTCCACTCCCCGCTGATACAGCACCCATTCGTCAGTTTTAATAGTGTCGTTATCTTTTCGCATTGTTTATACCCCCAATGCCGTAATTGATTATATTTTTAAGCCCTCGTTCAATGCTCGTTTCCTTCGGTTTCTTTGTCGGAATAACCTTAATCGGCGGCACCCGCTCGCCTTGTTGCAATCGCTGCCCATCCCGTAAGCCCTGCCGATATATCAATACAGCCGCAATCGCCGCAATCAAAAAATATAACATCTGCACAACGTTCACCCCTTATAAAAAATCTTTCGGATTCGGCTTGGCTCCAACCCCTATCTGACTTGTTTTTCTTTCCTTGTTAAAAAACTTATCTTCCACAGTCCGCATATCCACCGCCCGCTTCTTGTCCTTAACAATCCAATCGCAAAGCGCATACCGCACCGCATCTATCATGTGATTGTTTTTATCGGGAAACTCCGCCTTAAAATTATCGTTTTTATCCCGCTCCAGCTCATACTCTGTAAATTCCCGCGCCGCATTGGGGCATCTTGTGCCGTCTATAACAATTTCCCTCAAATCCTGCAATTTCCTAATTCCAAATTTAACGCTGCTTTTGCCTTTAATGGCAGGGATAAGCTTTTTATCCCGTTGCTGCAATTCAAATATACTCCTCGGCTCGGCGCTGTCCGCATAAATTATAACCCCGCTCGGCAGCTTGTCGGCAAGGGTGTCATACCCCGCCCCAATAGCATAATATTCATGAAATATATACAGCTTGCGGTTATGCAAATAGCATTCCGCATAAGCGCACGGGTCTACGGAAAAACCGAAGTCCAGCCCCCTGTAAACCTTGTCAAAGGATTTTATTTCGTCAGCTGTAACATCTCGCACAACCACATTGTCAAACACCGTACCGCCCGTGCCGGTAACCTCACCCAAATACTCATGCCTGTATGCCGTTTCGTTGTAATTTTTTAAATACCCCGCCTCTGCAAAAAATATTTCGCCCAGCCAAGCCGTCGGAACATCCAAATATGTGCTATGGTGTATAAACCTGTTTTTTTGCTTAACTTGAACCTCTTTATTTATCCAGCTTTGCACCGATTTCGGCGGGTTATAGGTGTAAAATACCTTAGCTTTTCCCTCCGACCGCAACAGCGACTGATTTATTGTCCGTATCTCGCCGGCGCCCTCAAATTGGTCCGCCTCCTCATACCAAATAAATTTAAAATATCCTTTGCGCATTTTTATAGATTTCGGCTTTTGCGGGTCATCAACGCCGCGAAACATTATCTCCTGCCGTGTAGGCTTATATATCAAGCGCAAAGGCGACAAACGCCGTTCCCAAAAGTCCGAAACCCCTATAATATCAATCGCCCATAAAAGCTGGTTGTAAACGCTGTCTTTTAAATCCGCGCCCACTTTACGAAACGCTATCCCGTTAGCCTCTTTATCCCTCATAATGCCGAGTATAATTTCAATGCTTGCAAAAGACGATTTTGTGCTCCCCCTGCCGCCCTTTATAAAATAATGGGTGTGACCGTCCGCCTTAATATCCTTATGCAAACCGTAAAACGCCGGGGCAATCAACTCTTTAAGTGATATCATCTTTGATTATAAGCTGCGCAAGCTCAAACTTTGCGCCATCCCCCTTTATTTCCTTCTCAAATTCAAACCTTTTTTCATCCAAATTTTCCTTCCCGGCATTTCTTTTCCATCTGTCGCTTTTACGGTTGTTCAGCCACATGGCCATCGCCAATGTGTCCGGAGGCATATAAACATCAACTTCAACCACCTTCACCTTTTCACGCTCACACCGCCGCCCCTCTTTGTCGTAATATATCTCCTTGCACTTAAACGCCTTTTCCTCTTTCACATAAAATCCAATGCATTTTTTATATAAAGAGTCCTCAACCTCAAAATCAACAACTTCCTTGCCCTTACGCAATGCATCCACAAGCGCCGGATGCTTTTTCTTGTACAAATTGAAAGTGGAAAGCGCCACCCCCAATTTTTTTGCAATATCTTTCTCCACCTCACCGTTCCGGCACCACATCTCTATTTCAAACAACTTTGTTTTCACTATGTCCCACTTGCTTTTCGCCATTTAAACCACCTTCCGACAACTTATCTCCGGCAATGCGACACCCCTTTTTTTAAAACACCCTATAATTTAACAATACACCAGGTGTGGCATTTGTCAAGTTTTTGGGCGATTTAGTTTCCAAACCACAAAAACAATAACTTTAAGGTTATTGACATTCCGATAATTTTAAAGTATAGTTATGCTAAGAGAGGAGTTTTGACAATGAAAAATAGCGCAATCGGAAGCAGTTGGAAGGATGTCAGAAAAGAGGTTTTTACTCCCGAAGAAATTTCAAAAAGTAATCTGCGGGTTTCTCTTGTCGGCGAGCTTATAAAAGCACGAAAAGAAAAGGGCATCAGTCAAAAAAAGCTGGAAGAATTAAGCGGAGTCAAGCAGCCTGTAATCGCAAGAATGGAATCCGGCAACACCAACCCAAACATCGACACAGTTTTAAAAGTGTTGGCTCCCTTGGGCAAAACACTCTATATCGGCAATATGGCTAAACCAAAACTTCACAAAAAAAAGGGCTAATCAGCCCTTTTAAATCCTTTTATATTTTTCCAAATCCGCCTCATATTCCGCTTTCGGCTTATAAAACCTGCACCGCCGTTTTGCACACAACAAACATATCAATGCCGTGCACCGCCCATCATCATAAGCAAAACAATCACGCTTTCTAAAATCCAAACACACATCTTTGGCTTGCATCTTCCCGTACGATAACCCCTGCTTGCGGGCAAGCTCCGTAACCGCCGATAAATCATTATTGCTTTTACTACCCGATAAACCCCTGTTTTCCACCGTGCATTTTCTTGAACAAAACTTTTTATTGGCACAGTCGTATAAAAACTCCTTGCCGCATTGCATGCAAAACCGCATCCGCGGGCTGTTTGCAATGGTCTGTTGCACAAGTTTCCTTCCCACCTGCAATTTATCCGCTATTTTGTATTGATTCATGCCCTGTTGCCATAACTTATAAATCTTTTTTTGCTCGGCGGTCATACGCAATCCCCCTCTTTATGCCCTCTTATCTCAAATTTCCCACCCTGGCCCTAAGCCTCTCTAATTCCAACTGTTCAAAATCCTCATCGGTATATCCCCGCTCTTGGTTTGCCCTCTTTTCCGCCCGCTGCTGCTCATCATCCCACCGCCCTTGGTTCAGCCATGTAGCAGGGTTAGGTATAAACTGCCCGCCATCCTGCTGCCATTGCTTGCAATTCTTTTGTTCACGCACCGCCGAAATTATAATACCAAAAAGCCCCTCATCCGGCTTTATCTTTTTCCATGCCCTAATCGCCGCCTGCTTGCCAACCTTCCGCGGATATTCCGTCCAAAATAAATCAAACTTTCCCGGAACCCCTTTGCCCTCCCCGCTCAAATCCTCTGTATTCTCCAAATCCCAAACAACCCCTTGCAAAGGCTCCTCATATACCTGTCCCGATGGCGCCAGCGCGCCGATGCACTCCTCCGCTTCAATCAGTAATTTTGATATTTTATTATTTTTACCGTAAACATCACCAATAAGCGCCGCCGCCTCTTTAAGCGAAAGCCTTATTTTATGCGCCTTTACCACACTAATATTCACTTTTTGCACACCCCTTTTTTAAAAACTCCTTATATATTTTTTTTAATGGGCTCCGAAATGTCCAACCCCCTCATTCTCGCAAAACATCTTTTCCAAATCCCCCGGCAATGTCATGCCCGCCAATCTTAATCGCCCGCGCATACCGCATTAACCCGTTCACATCACTTGCAACATAGTCCGGATGCTGCACATAAACATACCCCTTTGGCGGCCGCCAATCCCGCACAAACTTTTTAACCGTTTTTTTAACAACTATCGGCTTTTCTAAATTACGCGATGCCTTATATCGCTTTTTCCCTTTCGGGCTCTCTATATCCAAATCCTTTGTTATGTAACGGGAAAGCCCCTGGTAATCTTTTGAATTGTCCAGCCTGCCCACATGAGTACGCCCCGCACCCCATGTATCCATAATCACATCCAGCGGCAATGCGCATTTTAAAATAATATGATGATGGCGCCGCCTGCCTTTGCTCTCCGTCACCGCAATATACTTTACATTCTCATGGCCAAGCTTTTTACAGCGGTAGTTAAGACGGCGAAAATAATTTACAAGCTCCCTTTCCGCCGCCTCCGCTGTCGTGTCCTGCTCATATGTGTGTGTAATAAAAAAATCCTTTTTATCAAAATTAGCGTTAAGCAATCGGTCAACCTGTTTTTTTGTGTTCCGCAAATTTATATCCTTTTGCATCTCAGTAGAAATATTTTCATTTTTCCCCCGCGGCCGATACACTCCCGACTGTCGAATCGAATAATATTCATGCATTTCCAGCACTTCGCCCGAATATATATACTTACGGTAATAAGGCATTTTTATATTTCCCTTTCTTTCGTCTTAAATCTAATTGTATTATCAAGCTGAAATAGGCGCCCCGACAACACCCAAAAAATAATACTATATATATTAGAAGAAACTCATTTTCACTATGCGCTAACTTCCACTTTTCTCAACCCTTTCTTTGGCAATTTTCTCTTTAACTATCCTTGCCGTTTCCGCGCCAAAAAGCTGCCGCACCGTGTAAACCGTCCCATACGGGTTTGTAATCTTGTCTTTGTTTTTCCGTTCAACTTTCACAAGCCCAACATCGGTAGCTATAACATCACCCGGTCTTAAATACATAAAGAGGTCCGCGCAGTGCTGCGCCCTTGCCTCAAGAGCCTTCCTTTTGGCAATTGCCGCATCCCTGCGTTTCTTTAGCCGCTCATCAGCCGCCGCCAGTTTTTTTCTTTTATATTCCTCATAATCAAACTCAGTTAACACAGCATTTTCCTCCTTCCTTCGCTTTAATATAAACATTTGACAATTCCCAAATTTTTTGTTATACTTAATTCAACAACTTTCTTTTGCCGCCTTCCTTTACGGAGCGGCTTTTTTTTATGCCCACTATTTCATTCTCCATAATTCAAACTTAATCTCCGTCAACCCCTTAAAAAGCTTGTCCGCCTCATCGTAAACAGCCTGCATAACAACCGCCGCGCTTTCAGCATCCGTAAGGTCGCTAAAATTAACATTCTTCAATATATCCGTATAAGAAAGAATTGTAGTTGCCCTGTTCAGCTCCCCGCTTACCTTGCCGTCCAAACTCGCATAGGCGGGCTTATCCATAACTGTGGGCTGGTCCATAATCACAGGCTTGTCCGTAATCACGGACTTGCCCACAGCCGCGGGCTTTCTAATCCCTGCGCGGTTAAGCTTATTATTCACAGCAACCCTGTCCAACCCCATCCTTTCCGCTATTTCAAGCGGTGTCAGCCCCTCGCCGTACCACCGCTTTAGCTCCGCCACCATTTCATCCGTCCATATTGTCTTATTCGCCCGCTTTTTGCTTTTACCTGCCGGCGGCGCTATCCCTATTTCACGAAGTATATCATCCGCCGCCTTATCCGCATCAATATCTTGATATTTCTTCATTCTACAACCCCCTCATAATATTCCTTTGCATCCTTCAGCTTTTTAAAATACTTCCCATTCACCCAATCGTTATCGCCCTTCTTATGCCCCAATGCCACACAAAATTTAAAATATTTGTTTCCCAAAACCTTAATAAGCGAAACATCATCTTTCCGAGCCTCCACAACACATTTGCCCAAAGTGGGGTTAACAAACCCTTCCACCTCCGCCCTACCCCCTATCTTTTAACAATTTATCAACTCTTTTTTCCGCCTTGCTCAGCAACCTAACGCAAATATCGATATTGCTGCCGTCACATTGGTTGTATTGCCGCTGCCTCATCCGCAATTCCTCATACGCCTCAAGCAGCGCATTGTTTCTTTCCACCCTAACGCTCCCGCGAATAGCGGCAACCCCTAAATAAACTACCCCCAATAGCGCAACCGCCATCGCTTGCCACGAACATAAAAAACTCCTAAGCATCCTCTTTTCCCCCTTTCAGTTCCCAGTCATTAGTTGCCAGTTGCCAGTAGTTTTCAAATCTAACATTTAAACTTATTGCTGTTAAAATAAATTTGCACATAATCTATGCGATTTATATTTGTTACATATACCCCTAAAACTCCACAGGCGTGCACCAACATAGGAGCGCCCATCGGTCGCTTTGTGACCGATGCGACACACGAGTTGCGAGTTACCAGTTGCCAGTTACCAGTATTAAAGCCCCTAAAGTTAACCTTGTTTTCCCTAAGTTACACCCCGCTCAGCCTTCTACTCCAAACTCCCAACTGCAAACTTCTAACTCCAAAGGTTTTGGCTACTTTTCCCCCGTGAAAAGTGGCACGGGGGGCTTGCAATAAGTTTTTCAAAGAACAAACCTTCGAGTTTGGGGGCAGGTATCGCCCCCAAAAAGTCCCCAGTTCCTCAAGTTATCAGTTTTCAGTTTTGAGTTTTCAGTAACTAAAACTCTTTTATAAGCCGACTTTCCGGAAATAAGTAATTATATTTTTTTAAAATTTTTCTTGTTATTTCTTTCGAGGTGAAAATCTTTTCTTCCGTCAGCATTTGCCATGCTTGTCTTATCGACCTTTCTGTCATAAACCCAAGCTTGTCAAGCCCCGCAGGGGCAACATGCACATATTCGCTTAAAAATTCGGTTAACATTTTCCGTTCGTATTCTGTCAACCCCCAAGCGCCCTCTTTTCCCCCTCAAACACCTCATGAGTTCCATCCCGCATACCCTGCTCATCCTCCGACATTTCATACCCCAACGCTGTCAACCCGTCATAAATCATATCAATAGCCGAATTTGGCTCATGCTCCAAAACATAGCTGTAAAAATAACCCCTATAATAAGCCTCATTGCTGTCAAGAACATTCCACACCGTAAGCAGCATTGTCCGCTCCGGGTTTTCCTCATATTCCTTTAATATTAACTCCCTTTGTAAATCCTCTTTATCTTCAAAGTCTAAATCATCCAAATCTTCTTCCGAAACTTCATTTTTCCAATCAATCTTTAAAAGTTCCAAAACTTCATCAAAGTTATATATATCCATACCGTACAAAATGCCTGCCATCGCAAACCTTGCAACCGCCTTTGCATGCTTTTTACCGCCTGTAAAATTTATAACAAATTCCCGCCTCAGCTCATACGCCCGCGCCGATATTTCCCTTGCCCGCGCCAACCGCTCATTATATGCCAACTCCTCGGCACTTACCTTTTTATCCTCTGTCCTCTGCTCCGGCTTTATTTTGGATTGCTTATACAAATAAATGCTGTTTGTTTTCGCAAATTCATAATAAACATAATCCCCGCTGTCCGAATCATCCGGCTTTTTAAAGCCGTCCATGCTATACTTGTAAAAGTTCTTTTCATAGTTGTAAGCGTTTTTCGGTTCATCTTCAAGCTCCTCCGCCCACTCACGCAAAAACTCTATAAGCCTTTCCCGCCGCTCCGGCATTTCTTCCTTCTCAACCGCTGCTTGCAAATTCCAATTGAAATTACCTGTGCCAACGCTTTCAAGCACCTCGTTGCGCAGCTCCACATCTTTAATTTTTTCCAAAGCAACATAATCCTCAATACGCGGGCTCCGCTCCATCGCCTCCGAAAGCTTTCCCGGGTCCAATTCGTTCAGCTTAACCCTGTGCCGCACCGTAGTTTCCGAAAACCCTGTTTTTTCCGAAACTTCCGTAATGCTGTCGCCAAAATCAATCATCATTTGAAAGCCCTTCGCCTGCTCCAAGATGGTAAGGTCGGTGCGCTGTATGTTTTCCAGCAGCATAACCCCAACCTGCTCCCGCCTCGGCATGTCCGAAACCACGCACGGCACCTCCGCAAGCCCCGCCAACTTTGCGGCGGCCAACCGCCTATGCCCAATAACAACGGTATATCCGCATTCCTCCTGCTGCTTAGGGTCGTCGCACCCCACCCCCGTTATAGACGAAAACCACGGAACCACCGTCAAATTTTGCATAACCCCCCGCGCCTTTATACTTTCCGTAAGCTCCGTCAAATCCCCCAAATCCACCCTTGGGTTGTCCGGATGCGGGTGGAGCATCTCAACCGAAATATTTTGTATCATAATTGTCCCCTTTCCTCTCATATCAATATTTTTTTAACCTTTCTAAGTTACACCCCGTCCAAACCTCTACTGCCAACCCCTAACTGCAAACTTTTAACTCCAAGCTGTTTTCAGTAGTTTTAAATCTACTTCCTTATATGTGCGATTTATATTTGTTACATATACCCCTAAAATTCCGCAGGCGTGCACCAACATAGGAGCGGTTATCGGTCGCTTTGTGACCGATGCGACTTGTATTACTCCCCCCAAGCATGGGGGGTGGGGGGGTTGAAGGGGTTTTGGCTACTTTTCCCCCGTGAAAAGTGGCACGGGGGGCTTGCAATAAGTTTTTCAAAGAACAAACCTTCGAGTTTGGGGGCAGGTATCGCCCCCGAAAAGTTACCAGTTCTTCGAGTTTCCAGTAATCAGTTGCCAGTTTCCAGTAGTTTTAAGCTAAAATTTAAACTTTCCCTTGTCGTTTAATTCGGCAACAATACCTTCAACCGTTTCCCTGTCTTCACAATACCCGCCCGAATATTCTATATTCCCGCCGTGCAGCGGCTCCTGCATGCTTTTTCGCCTACCGGCAATATAGTTTGCCTTCCCATCAATGCAGTTTGAAAATACTTTCCATTCCAATTCGCACCCCTCTTTTCATTAAATTTTTCTGTTTAACAACTTTCTTTTACCGCTTTCAAGCCGTTTGCGAACTTAGCATCTCACTTTTTCCCTCATGATACTTTATAAACCGCTCCTTCGGAATAACAAATCGACGCTCCCCTATCACATACCCCCATGGCAGCCCCGCTCGCAACCCTTCCCTAACGCATTGCGGATGCGCTTGTAAATACTTAGCCACCTCCGCCACCGTCAAAAAATCGCCCTCTACATTTTTCAAATCTTCTAAAGTCATTGTTTTTTCACACTCCTTATTCGCACTCCATAATTTCATCAAATAATTTTTGGGTTTTTTCGCCACTATCAAGCCTTTTCTTTAAGGGTAATAATGTAAGATTTAGTCCGAAACTACCTACAACTCCTATTGATACATATTCCGCAATTAACATATTCAAATAACTTTCTGCTTTTTTCCAATTGGGTTTTAAACTTTGTTCCATATCCTCCTCACCCTTCTTTAAAAATTCCTCAACAGGCATCCCAAACGCTTTCGCTAATTTGTTAATCGTCAGCGGCGTCAGCTGCCTCAGCTTTGTCCGCCCCCGCTCAACCCTGCTGATTGTATCCCTGCTCACCCCCGAACGCTCCTTTAATTCCGTTTGTGTCCAGTTTTGCGCCCACCTAAGCTGCGCAAGCTTTGAATATATTTTTTTCATTTGTTCACCACCCCTCAAGTTACCAGTAATTAGTTGCCAGTTGCCAGTAAAATCACACATTCTTCATTTTAAAATATTGACATTCCCCTTCTTTTGTTATATTATTATTCATACAATAAACCATAAGGAGTTGCCTTTATGAATAACGAAGATAAAATCTTAACCATGCTTGAAACGCTTGTTGAAGGTCAGTTAAAAACCGACAACCGCCTTGACAACCTTGAAAACCGTTTTGACAGCCTTGAAAACCGTTTTGACAGCCTTGAAAACATTGTACTCCGCATGGAGCACGACCACGGCCAAAAACTTCAAATGCTTTTAGACTCCCACGACGCCAACATTAAAAGCCATCAACAACTCGAAAATCGTACCGCCAAACTTGAAGCAACTGTTGAAAAACATTCCGCCGAAATAGCCGCCCTTCGAGTTAACAGTTAGTAGTTTTGAGTTTTCAGTAGTTTCAAAACCCTAAATCTTTTATCCATTTCACCCTTTCTTCAAGCCACCACTTTTCCAGTTCCTCATAAAGAGGCGAAGTTTCCCGCCGTTCTTGTAGCTCAAATACAAGAGCGGCTATTTCTTTAGGTGTACCCTCTATTTTCAATTTTGCACCACCCTTCGAGTTCCCAGTAATCAGTTATTAGTTGCCAGTAGCTTTAAATCTGCTCCCCCAAATGTGCGATTTATCCTTGTTACATATACCCCAAAATTCCGCAGGCGTGCACCAACATAGGAGCGCCCATCGGTCGCTTTGTGACCGATGCGACTTGTATTACTCCCCCCGAGCATGGGGGGTGGGGGGGTTGAAGGGGTTTTGGCTACTTTTCCCCCGTGAAAAGTGGCACGGGGGGCTTGCAATAAGTTTTTCAAAGAGCAAACCTTCGAGTTTGGGGGCAGGTATCGCCCCCGAAAAGTTGCCAGTTCCTCAAGTTATCAGTTTTCAGTTTTGAGTTTTCAGTAACTAAAACCCTAAAATCAAACTTAATCTTTCTAAGTTACACCCCGCTCAGCCTTCTACTCCAAACTCCTACCTGTAAACTGACTACTCCATCTCCCCCCTTTCAAATTAATTTCTTGACAATATCAGACATCTAATGTAAACTAAAAGCAAAGCCAATATTTATCCCACAAGATAATTTTTAACTCCGTTCCCGCGGAGCAGCTTTGCTTTTGTTAAGTATAGTATAATTCCAATTTCGGAATTTGTCAACAAGCAGACTCCGATTTTAGAATTATTGTTACATCAGCCAGTTTTTAAATTGGTAAATTAGTGATAATTGCTAAAAAGAATAAAAAATATAAAAAAATAACGCCATAAGGCGTTGGGGGGGTTCTATGTTATCCTTTAAGTTGTGGAAAACAATGCACATTTTGAACAAACTAAAAGACACCGGAAGCGTTGTTTTTATAGACCTCGGAAACAATCGCGAATATCCTGCCGTATCTGATATTTTGTTAGATTATTTAGATTTAAGTAGTTCAACAGAATACATTGATATTTTTGATTTATTAAAGGAAAGAGGTTGTTTAGAGTATTCGTTTGTTGACAACGAACACAAAAAAGGGTATTACATTAAGGTGAAAACCAAAGGGAAATACTACAAGGAAGTTGTGATATTGGGGATTGCAAAATGTTTATTTAACGGGGTAATACTTCCTGCAATAGTTGCGTTTATAACAGCCTTAATTACCGCATTAATTACCGCGGCGTAATGCGGAATTTCGTCGCGTTATGCCGCCTAACGTCGCCGCCAACGCTGCGGCAATCACGATTATTAGCCCGGCTCTGTAAGGATGTTTCTTTTCGAATTCGAACCAATGATAAAAAACTTCCAATATAAAAAGAAATATATAAAGGCCTAAATCACTAAGTGCCCTCGCCGCCCAATGCCTCTTTTTGAAAGGGTCTGATTCATACATATTAGCACGCTCCTTTCATTTCCCACATTATACCACACATTACATATTTTGTCAATATGTGTAACCGGCATAATGCAAATTTATTTGTTAAGTATATTATAATTCAGAATTATCCGAAAGTCAAGGGAGGTTGAGAAAAATGGATATTGATACTATGAGGTTTGTAGAAAATATTAAAAAGGCAGTAAAAGAAAAAGGAACAACTGTTAATCAAATGCTTATTTCTTGCGGGTTAAATAAAAGTTTTGTGTATGACATTAGTAACAAAAATGTTATGCCATCTGTCGAGGGCGTTGCCAAGATTTCAAACTTTTTGAATGTGTCTGTTGACTACCTGCTCGGCAGAGAAACCCCGCCGCAAACCGATGCGCCAAAGCCGCCCATCCTTGAAAAGTACAACAAGCTAAACCACGCCGGCAAACGCAAGGCGGAAGAATACATAAGCGATTTGGCAGGCAACAGCAAATACACCGAAGAATATGCCGAAGAAATCTCTTGCGGAAAAAAGCGCAATAATGTTATAGACATTATGCCGTATTTAATACATAAAAAATAACGCCAATCGGCGTTGGGGGGAATATTAGGTTATATAATTGGAACCATTTCAGTTTTAGTGATTTGGGGAGCGTTTGAGCGTGTTTATGATTTTGCGGAATATAGTAAAAATATGCTCGATATTCCAACCTATAATAAAACTCAAAATAATTAAAAAAATCAAACGCATCTTCACCGGCAATCCCCCCCGTGTTTTATTTACCACATTATACCACATATTGCGCATTTTGTCAATGTACGCAAATTCCATACCAAAGAAAGAAGGTGCTTATTATGGCAAAAAAGCCAAAATCAAGAGGCAACGGCGAAGGCAGCGTATATAAACTGCCAAGCGGAAAGTATCGGGCAGAGGTTACCCTTGGCTATCAAAAACACATCGAAAACGGCATTGAAAAGAAAAAAAGGATATACAAAACCAAATCCGGCTTTAAGCGCAGAAAAGATGCCCTCGCATATTTAGACATCTTAAAAAACGGAACGGAGCAGCTTAATGTAACTTTTACTCAGCTGTATGACGATTGGTCCGCCCAGCACTACGAAAATGTGGCAAAATCAACGGCGGATGTTTACAAAGCCGCCTATAATTATTATAAAGACATATGGTTTTTAAAAATGAGCGTAATAAAAACCGAACACCTGCAAAGATGCATTAACCAATGCCCTAAAGGCAGGCGAACGAAAGAAGCGATGAAAACCCTCGGCACATTATTATACAAACACGCCTTAGCGCGTGACATTGTCAATAAAGATTATGCAACCCTTTGCACCCTGCCGCGAAAGGAAATTTGACATGCAAAACGATTGCCCTTGATTACAGGCTTTCCCATTGGTATGAGTAGGAATAGAAACAGAAACACCCCCTATATAACCACTAAAATAGCCCCTTAACCGGGGCTATTTTTCTTGAATTA